TGCCAAATCTCCAAACTTGGAGAAAAGGAAAGAGCGTGAGCCCTCCACGGCAGTTTTCTGCCGATGACTAAACTTATTGCCTAGGCGATGAAGTCCGACGAAGGTCTCCATCGATATCCTAGCTCGGGTCTAGTCTTCCGAGTCTCCTCATCCGGCCGCTCACCCGCGCAGCCCAAAAGGTTGCGTAGTAAACGGTCATTACCGGTTAAGGTAGTTCGACCGTGACTCGAAAAAAGGACGAGTACACGGACCTCAGACCGGCACAGATCTCTATTCCAACGGCGCTTTCTAAAAGACAAGCGTTCGTACGTCCACAAGCTTAGGCCCTTACATCCCGGTTCGCCTTTAGGTACGTCATACGAAGAGGCGATCGTTGATGCAAAGAATTGGGTCAAGTGGACGAGACCCCTCTCGAAAAGTCCATTATGGACCTTTACGAGGGATGCAAGAATAGAGGCGGATGAGCATCCGCAACCCTGGTGGTGTTTTGCGCGAATAGGTGTGACGTCGACACCTTGATAGGCATCACAGCCACAAGACTCGCGAAACCTCCCACCAAGACAGGACTTATTGACGTTGATTACGAACCCAGCGTCCGTAAGAGCCTGAATGCACAAGTCAGCCATGCCAGTAGGGACAATAATATCGTCCCCGTAGACGAAAACTGACTTGACCGCAGTTTGTCGCTTCACGCCAGCCCTTATTAGGGCTCCCACCACGATTGCCCAAAAAGTCAACGCCTCTATGGGAAAGCAGATTGCTGATCCCATCGGCGCAAACTTATAAAGGAACTTTCGTGTTCCATCCGGTAGGATGGTGTGGGTACTCCTTAAAGCGAACAGTTGGTCGCGTAAGCGTGGCAGATAGCCGAAAAGCCACCATACCATACTGTGCGAGACCGTGTCACTTGCGTCCTTGAGGTCAATCGTGACATAAGACCCATCGCTCGAAGAATTAAGAGCAAGGAGTCTGTTGACGTTTTGATCCTCAAAATTTACGTGACCCCTTGTTAAGGGGTGACGTTCCACGTGACGGTACAAAATCGATCTAGCTTGTTGCTGCAGAAACTGCAACTCCAGAGGCTCCATCGAGATTGTGCGTGGACCGCGGCTATCCTTCGGAACGAAGGTTAGTTTCGAGGCCGGCGCCGGCACTTTTTCAAGGTGCCGATCCAAATAGTGGAGACGCGGCAGGAGATAGCGCGAAAACCCTGCGAGAAAGAACTCATCGTAGGGAAACTGGCGATTAAGAGTTTGGAACTGGCGTTTGAATTTCCATTTCCTGTCTCCTTGTTCGCCGGTTGCGACAGCGCCTGGCCCGTGTTTCGGTTGACCAGCAAGCAGATCGACCTTAAAAAGGAGATCGTGCAGCAGATCCCGAGACACGTCATACTGTCGACTAGAGCATCCATGATCTGTTTCTTCAAGTTTCGCCTCCAAAGCGAGATAATCAGTCAGCT